GTTGTTAATTGTGGTGCGCTGAATTCTGCGTTGCTGTAAATATCAAGATAGCCACCTACTGTTTTTAATTGTGATAATTCTACGTTGCTATAAATCTCAATAGAACCACCTACTGTTTTTAATTGTGGTGCGCTGAATTCTGCGTTGCTGCGAATGTAAAGAGAGCCTCCGATACTTGTTAGATTTGGTAATTCTGCGTTGTTGTGAGTGTCAAGAGAACCTCCAAACTCAACATTGTCACCTTTCCAGATAAACTCTACACAATTATCATAATTTGATTTATATTTCAATATCTCTTGCTCAATTTTCCTTTTTTCTTCTTTAGTCATTCTATTCCATCTCCTTTATAGCTATGATTTCGCCTTTTTCGTGGTTGAACACTAGTCTTGTTTGCCAATGGTTTTTTATCTTGCGAGCTACCGTTCGTTTCTTGCGAGCTAAATTGATTATCTTGTTATTGATTTTGTTCAAGTACTTAACAGCTTCATCTAAATTCTCAACTATTCCATTGTTAGTCGCTATCGTATGAAATTTGTCGCTTACTTCCAAAGCGTAGCAATCTATTCTAAATGACTTGCCGACTATTGCGTATGAGTTTTCATCTAGGACATAATAGCCATAATTGAATTGATCGTATTCATATACCCCTTGACTAATTAACCAATCTTCGTATTGAGCCAACTGTTCCTCACGCTTAACACCTTTAATGCTGTGTGTCTTTTGAAATTCATGCAGTTTGTATTGTCGTGGTGTGTGAAAGCACTCTTCGCCTTTCTCGTTTATGTACTCGTATGTTGTCTTAGGCGGTTCGTTTAATATATCGTCTATTGTGTATTGTGTCATTTTTCTAAAAAGTCCTTCCTCTTTATTTTAACTATAATTCTATTCCCGCGTCTATCATACATTTCACATCTTGGTTTACCTACTAACCCCTCAATTTTCGCTCTATCTTTGTTTGCTGGATTTAATTTTGACACGAAAGACCACGTGTTATTTAAAACATAATCTAATCCTTTTTCTAATGTAGTACACAGTACAACAGGCACTACTTCAACATTAAAATATTGTGCTATATCTTCTAATCCATCTCTTTTCAAGAACATGTCAGTTATTTCAACATCAAATAATATGAAAGCTACATCATCACGATATGCACCGCCTTTTTGGATTTTAGTTCCGTAACCCTCACCATATAGTATAACTTCTGTTACACCAAATTTTTGTTCAAACATTTGTTCGTTGATTTCTCCACCAAATTTATCATTAAGATATTTTAATAAATGAGGTGGTATCTGTGCGTTATCAGTTCTTCCTGCAAACTCAACGTTGTGTCCGTTCCAATAAATTCTAATATTTGTTCCATCTACTTTTTCAGTAAATTCCCACTCACACTCTTTTAAATATTCTACTGTTTCATTTCTAAAATTACCTATGATAAGTTTATGAGTTTTTTCATCTCTCTTGAATAGTGTTTCTATTTTTTGATATTTCTTCATTCTTCCTTTTCCCCCTAATCTATCTCGTAGCCCATTGCTTGGTAAGCGTTGACTATCTGTTCGTTGGTTTGCTTGCTGTGTATTGATACCCATGCTAAATTTTCTAGCAAGTCAAGAGCTATAATATCTACACCTTCAAACTCGTTATTGAGTATTTCTCGATATGACAAAAAAATTCCATTAATTGTTGCGTTTTCTTTGTCTTGGCTCTTCTTGTAAATATTGATGAATCTGTTAAACTCTGCTCGTGTTATGTTTTTCATTTTTTACTCCAATCTAATCTTTGTCCGCAATTAGGGCAATATTTAAAATTATAACTTTCATCTGTTTCATAATTCGCAAAAGATACATAGCATTTCGGACACATTGGAACATGAACTTCATCATAATATACCCCAAAAGGCGTTGCTTTTTTCTTTAATTCTTCATATGTTTCTTTCATTCTTCTTTCTCCTTTATCAATTCTTTTATGGCGTTATAATAATCCCACCTTATTTTGTTTTGCATCTCTTCATAAAATTTCATTTCTTCAAGCTCGGTTTTTGTTTTATCTTTAAATTTGACTTTATATTCTTGTTTTGTCATTTGTTACCCCTTAATTTAATCTTTTTTGGCTTTTGAACACCAACGCTTTTTGGTTGGTTTCGTAACTCTTGTATATCTTAACAAACCACTCTGGAGCTTTACTTAAATTTGCAGACCATATTAATGTTTTTCTCTTGCGGTTTTTCTTGTTCCACATTGCAATTTCGATATCTGTGCTGTCCGGATCATCAAACACGCCATCATCTTCCATTTTATTTAAGATATCATCTCTAAACTTATTGATAATTAAATTATACCCTTTAATAACTTCTCCAACAGTTGGTGGAAACTTATTGCCATCTTTAATGTAGTTTTTAACTGATTGCAAGATTCCATAATATTCTTCATCTTGTAGCAAGTCAATCCATACAATATTTGATATCTCTGTATCTTTCATATTTGGATAAGCACCTTTAACATACTTCTTAATTGATATTATCTCTAATTCTGTCATAAAATAACCCCTTCCGTTTTCATATATTTATGTGTTTTCTCTAATTCATCTTCAATTTCTTTTTGAAGAGTAAGTGATTTAGTTTCTTTAACTGTTTTATTTCCTCGTTCTTTAACAGCATTTGCTACCCATCTTTTAATACTAAGATAATGAGATTTTGCCTTATAACCTTTTTCTTCAATATAAGAATCAAAAAACTTAATTATATCTTTTGTGTTTGTATATTCCGCTTGTAATTTAGAATATTCATTATCAGTAAGTAAGATGTTTGAAAATTCCCCATATTTATGTTTTACTTCTTTACTTCTTTCTTTCTTTTCTTTCTTTACTTCTTTAACTGTTGTCACTTGCTTGTCACTTGCTTGTCGTTTGATTGTCACTTGCTTGTCATCTTGTTTGTCATCTTGTTTGTCACTTGGGCTTTCTGACATTTGATATAACCCCCAATTTTCTATCTTTATCAATGTATATTTGTTTGTCGGTTTGGTTGTTATTTCGTTTGTCGATTTTAGGTGTTTTATAGCTGTCCTAATATTTCGAACTGAAAAGCTAATTTCTTTAGCAAGGTTTTCAATGCTTGTAATAAACTCTCCTTCGCCTATTTTTATTCCTTTCCAAGTTGTCTTTTTATAGTTGGCTTTTAATAGACAATGAATGAATAAATCTCGCGTTACTGTATCTTGGTACCATTCCCAGTCTAATAGTGAACGGTATATTTTAATCCAACTTTTATTTTCTGTTTTTGTCAATTATACCACCCCCTTAGATTACTTTACTTTTTCTTTTTTTTAGCATTTCTTTTTTTCCAATCTAACCAATAGTCTTTCCAGTATTTCTTTTCTTGCATTGTTGGCTTACCGATGTTGTTATCGTAAATATCGCTCATTTCTTTTAAATACTCACGTTTTTCTTTGCTAACTTCCGGATCGTGTACCCCATTAATGAAATCACTAACTAGGGAGTACCCCAACACCTTGAATTGCAAGTAAGTTTGAAGCGCTCTAGGTAACTTTGGGTGGTATGTATGTTTCAATTCCCCCCATAGCACAACTGTATCCATTTGCTGATATTCGTTGTAAAGCGTCTTAGCCATTTCTTTTTCAACAATGCACGGAATAATAGAAAGTGCATTTTCTTGGTCATATGTTTGAACATTGAATCTCATTAGGTATTCATCTCTTGAATTAACGCTTAAAACCAAATCATGGGGCAACCACCCCACAATAATTGACATTTGAGATATATTTCCGAAGTTTATCATGCGAACGGATTTTCTATATCTATATCATCATTTTTTATAGTTACCTTTTTAATTTTAGGCTTAACTTCTGGTGTCTTTTCTTCTTCAGCTCTTGAAACACTCTTAACTATAAATTTTAATGTTGCATTTCCGGTATATGAATCCATCGCTAAGTAACCTGTCATATATAAATCATTACCAACACTAATTCTAAGGTTATCCATGTTTTCAACTAAGTCTTTATCAAACACCCAGAAGCTAAAACCAATATAATTTTTATGTATATATTTATCTTCGCCTTCTTTTTTTCTTTTGCTTGAATAACTACCAATAGTGCCTCTATAATAATGATTTCCAGCTTTACTTTCTGCGCTTACTATTTTAAAAACCTCACCTGTAATTTCTAATTTATTTTCTCTTTTCAAAATGGATAAACCTCCTTTTCTGCATATTTCATCATGCCTTCCATAAATTTATCGTTAATTATAACGCTTATTTTTGAAGTATCAAGTCTAATATCATCAAGATTTAACAGCTCTAACTTATTAAACGGAATCTTTAATTCTTTTGTAATATAATTCTTAACTGTTGCTTCAGTCCATTTCTTAGCACTATCTTCATTCATATTATCTTGCTCTAAACCGAATTGATAAACCTTTTCTAATAACTCAACATATATTCCAGCATTTCTTTTCTTAATTGCGTTTGGAACATCAACATCAGGCTTTACAACTGCGTTAATCTCCTCTACAGCATCATTTATAGGCTCTGTAACAACTTTTTCTGTTTTTTGGGTGGGATTACTAGCGGTTTCTTTTTTAGTAGGCTCAACGACTGTTTTTACTTTCTTGTATTTACCACCTTTTAGTTCATACATCACGTTGCCTTCTTCGTCAACAATGGTTAAATCTTTAGGCTCATTTGTTTTTTCTTTATAGGCTATTTTAGTTACAAAGAACTTCTTATATTTGTCTGTATCTTTGCTGTAATCTACCCAAATATCTTTCCATTGGTAAAGTTCTCTACCAATACCCCACATAACCCCAGCTCTCTTAAAAGCATCAGAAGCCTCGCCTTTTTCTTTTTCGGTATTACTTTGTGTTCCAGCGTTCCATTTCCAAACAAATTCATTTATTGGTAAATTAGAATCCAACTTACTCGCTCTAACTCCAATGCCGCAATACATTACACCTTTAATTTCTCGGTATTCATCTTGCCAATTTTCAGCACCATAAGCATCATCAAGCATATCCATGTCTGTTCTTGAATCTTTGTATAATAAAAGACTTGCTTTTGGTTTTCTTGGTGATACCATTCCAATTCGCAAATCTATTTCATTTGGTAATAAATTTCTCATCTTTTTACCCCTCTCATTCTCTTAGGTTTTTGTTTGACTTCCCATTTTAGAATTGATTCATAACAAGTTCCTAGTATTTTTCCTGTTTCTGTTACAGGTTTTCCGTCACATATTTCATTCCATCTTTCTTCATCAAATTCATCTTTATGTTCTTTCTTATACATATACATTGACATATTAAGAGTTTTTGTTCTCCGTTTTCTATATTTATACTTGCTAAAATATCCTCTAATCATCTTTTTGCCTCCAATAAGTAATAACCGTTTTTCAGGTCTGTGTCTATAATTTCAAATTCACATCTTCTTCTAACTTCTTTTATATGTTCTTTCTTCGTTGTGTAATAGCGTTTCCCTTTTCTTAACTGTTTGCAACAATCGTTTATATATTGCTCAAAAAAGAAATTCCTACTCGCTTCACTTTCAACTTCATCATTTTCCTTATTCCAATTATGTGTGTAATGCAACGATTTTGGTATATAACAATTTGACTTAATGTGAACATATAACATTTTATTCCACCTTCTTTTTGTTTGGTGTTAAAGCTAGCAAACTTACTGGCTTTACATTATTTCTCATACGTTGTGATACTTCTGGATCAACTATCAAACTATTTGGGTAGTGATACTTGTATTTTCTCTTAGACCACCCATGAGCTGATTTTAAGTGCTTTGTTAATACTTTAAACTCTTTACCACATATTTTACATTTTGGCATTGTTTTTTTCCTCCTCTAACTCTCTTATTTTTTGTCTTGCTTTAGCTTCTGCTGTTGTATCATCAATTTTGCTGTAAAACTCATACCATGTATTGTATTGTATTTTTTCTTTATGAACTTGTTCTTCAATAAGATTTAATTCTTTTTCAATTTCACTTTCAATTTTCATAACCTTCCCCCTTTTCTTTTGTGAGCTTTAAAAACTCCAGCAAGCCTAACGATAATGCGTTGTCCGTAAACTGTCGATACCGTTGGGCTTAAGCAGTTCTTAATCATGTTGCCTCCTTAGTTATCTTCTTTAAATATAAAATAATTTTTAATTTTGTTTTTCTTAACATAATTTCTAGCTGAATTTTCTGTCATAAAATATTCGGCGCTTTCGTCGTCTTCATCAAATACACACCAGTAATTGACATTTTCTTTTGGATTTTTTACCATTTCCATTCTCCTTTAAAGAGGCCTTTTGTTTGGTAGCCTAACCAAGATTTTATTTTATAATTGATATGATGTTACCATTATCTAAATCGTTAAAATTAATATACATATTTTCTTTTAATTGTTTACTTTCCTCATTAGTAATATATATTCTACTAATACTAAAGTCGTATAACTAAAATTAATAATTGATTTTATTAAACCTTTATATTTTCTACATGTCATTTCAATTCTCCTTAGGGGTTCGCCCCTTCTTCTTACCTTACAATTAAATTATACACCCATGTTCTTGAATTGTCAACCCCTTTATAAGGATTTAATTAAAAACATTGACATGACGCTAGTATAAGGATAAATAATAAGATAATAATAGGTTGCAATGATCGAGATTACATAAATTACAAAAGATAGCATTTAATGGGCTAGAAACCAAGATATTAAACCACACATAAAAAAAGAGCAGCCTAAGCGGTTGCTTTTCTTTTGCTCTGGATTGTCAACAAACAGCCTTTACATCTCTTAAACAGCTTTTTAATGCTTTATAGGTCTATTGTCTTATATACATCTTTTAATGCTTTATTATATACATATGTATTATATACAGTTCTTGTGTATTATATATATGTTTTATATACGTTCTTTTTAATACACTCTTTATTAAATACATTCTTTAGTTCTTTTACTTACTTGTGTCTTTAAGAAACAAAAACAGATAATAAACAGCTCTTATGTTTTTAATATAGAAGATATGTATATAAAACATACAAGATTCAAAGGAAAAGAACTGTATATTTAAGTGTTTAAAGCCCTTGACTTATACCGTGTATTTAAAGGCATTGTGTATAAGATACGTTGTATTTAACACACTTTATTTAACACAGTATCTATACATTTATCCTTTACATGTAAGGGGTATGGGTCGAATGAATCAGCGTTAGGGGGAGTTAAACCTACAATGGTTTCCTAGCTCTTGTGTATAAAAGTTTGATGTCAATGGTTGACAGATGTAATAAATAAAATGTATAATAAAAAATGTAAAAGAGAAAAGAAAAATGAAATTTGGCAAAAAAGTGTATATAAAAGCGAATGTCAATGTTAAAATGCTACGCACTGCTTAGTTGGTAGGCGTTAAGGTATATAAGGGTTTAGTGTGATTAAAAATGTAAATGGATTAGATTATGGAACAACATCAACAACAGGAAAACAAGATGATACATTAACAGAAGATTCAAATATAGGGTTTAACACAGAATGCGAACGAAACTTAACAAAGAAAGAACAGGAAATCATAACCAAAATATTTCCAAGCCCACACTCAAGCAAAAAAATAACAGATATGGACGATGAAGAACTTAATAAATTTAGTATTGAGTTTGATTTGAATGACTTAGCAGAAACTATTATGTGTGTTTGTCCAAATAGTAGAGAACGCTCGTTAGCACTAACTAAATTAGAAGAGTGCATGTTTTGGGCTAATGCAAGTATAGCGAGGAATTAATAAAACATAGAAACATAATGTCAATATAAAATTGGAGGAATGATTAAATGGGATATGATCCAAATTATAAAGCAAATAAGTATGTTGAAAGTTTAATCAAAGAAAGAGAATCCAAGTTAAAACAAGCAATAAAAGATACACATGAGTATTTAGAAACTAAAAAATTTTATGAATTGATAGAGGAAAAGAAAGTAGATTTTCTTAAATCAAAGAATGGGCTAGTATTACTAGAGGGTATGTCAAAGAACAAAATACCTTTTGTAGAGATTGCTAGCTGTTTTGGCGTTACTCAAAGATGGTTGCATGACACATCAAGGGAACATCAGGAAATTTATGATGCTATCGATAGAGGTAGAGCAGATTCAATGGACGAGGTTGAAGAAGCATTAAATAGAATGGCTAAAGGTTACTTTGTAACCGAAACTCGTAAAAGAAATATGGTAAATGAACGTGGTAGAAAAAGCACAATGAAAGAAGATTATAAGAAATGGATTCCTGCAAATAATACAGCAGCTCAGTATATAATGAACAATAAAAGACAAATGGAATATAGAAATAGACAAGAAGCAGAGCAATTAGCTAAAAATACTATTCATTTAGAAATAGAAATCATTGGTGATTATGAATTAGTTGAGGATTAAAGTATGGAAGAAGTAAAAAAATTATATCGGATAAAGAAATTCCAACCAATGTGGATGTCAAACGCAGAATTAGAAAAAGCTTATGGTAGGAAGATATTTAACTTTGTTAACATAAGTGGAAGATTGGGTGGCAAAACATTCAATATGCGTGATTTAGTGTGCCTTACAGCACTTAATGAACCTAAATATGATATAGTAATCCTTAGAGCAAATAGTTCCCAATTAAAGCAATCTGTATTTTTAGAGCTTAAAAAACTGTTCTATCAAATATTGCCATTAGACAAATTCGTTAAAGTTAATTTTAGAGAAAGTCCTCCATTGGTTATTACATTGCCTGCTGGAAATCAAATATTATTTGGCGGAGTAGGTATGGGTAGTAAATCAGGAGCAAATCAATCTCGTGGTAAAACTGCTGAACGTAAGGTTAAACTTATTGTTGTTGAAGAAACACAAGAAATATTTAGTGGAAGCTCTGATGGAAATGAGTTGCTTAATCAAGCTATTGCTACTTATGTGCGTTTCTTAGATGACGTAGATGGTAAGATAGTTTATCTAGGAAATAGAGATAGAAATATAAATGGAAAATTCAATGTGTGGTGCAGAGGAAAAGAGCGAGATTCTACGTTCTTGATAATAGAAACAAATTGGTACGATATTAAACCTTTGCTGAATCAAGCTACATTAAGCATGATAAAACAAGAAAAAGAACTTAATCCAAATAATTACAAATATATGTTTATGGGTATTCCTGTAGGCGGTAATGACTTAGTTTATGGTGCTTTTACCGAAACTGTGCATGTATTGCCTCCAACTTGGAAATGCGTTAACGAGCAAATATTTCAAGTATATATAGGCGTTGATGGCTCTACAACAAGAGATAAAACGATATTTATGCCAATATTACAATTCAAAAACGGTAGGTTAGTATGCAAATTAAGCGATATGCTCTATCACGATCCAGATAAGAACGGACAAATAAGAAATACTAAAATGACAGAATTATATGTTACTAAATGGCTAAAAAGAGTAATAGAAAAGTACGGATTATACAACGTAAAGATAACATTTGTTGTAGATGGCCATAATACTGACTTAATAGCAAACTTAGAACATGATTTATCACCTTTTAGGAACTTAGCAATAATTAAATTCACTAAAAAGGACTTAATTGACACAACAGCAAGGGTAAATAATGCTTTTGTTAATAAAATGTTATATTTAACAGAAGAATCATGGCCTGAATTGCTAACAAATCAAGAAATACACCCAAGTATGCTGTTTAATGAACTAGAAACTGTATGTTGGGAAGAAGATAATCCAGATAAATTCAATGATTTAATACCAAATGATATGACGGATGCTATAAGATATCCAGTAGCTTATCACGCTTCTACACCATATCAATTAAGAGATTATAGTGGAAAGGACGGTGGACATTAATGGCAACAGCAGCTTCTTTAGATAGTACAATGAATATTGCTAATGAAATGACACAAAGGCTTGGATTTAATCCGCAAGCAACTTATGCACCAGTAATAAGAGATACATTTTATCAATTAGTACCAGCAAACATGAAATTCTATTACTATAATGCTATTAGACGTTCATTATACTGGTATCAAGGCTATGTTCCTGAAATTCATAATCCTAGTGCAGGTATTATGTCAACAGGAATCGGCAATACAATAGTAAAAGAATTAACGAAATTAATTATAGGTGGTAGAATTTTCTTTGAAAATGCTAAAAAAGAGAAAAACCCTAGAAAAGTTATTAATAAAACCTTAGAATTATTTAATTTTTGGTCTGATGAGTATAAATTTCAAGATACTTTCAAGACTTTACTAGAATTTGCTATCGCAGGTGGAACATCTTTGTCTGTTTCATACGTTAACGGAAATAGCGACCTTGTAATTATGCCGTTTAGAATAGACCAATGCTTCTATGAGGTTGATTTAAGAAATGATTGTAGCCATTTTACTGGATTTATAGCTTATTATACAGCTAAAATTCAAAGAGGTAATGGTAGAAAAGAAGATGAAAACCAATATTATTTAGTTGAAGAACGTTATTATGATGATAATTTGAAACCAATTAAGAGATTTAATATCAAAAAAGGAACTACAAACGTAACTACAGCACAATCATTTGATGTTACAAATACAAATAACCTAAGTTGGGAACAATTACCTAAAGTTATTCAAAAGCAAATTAAAAAAGAATTTCCAGATATTAAAATAGGTGTTGATATTCCAATTAATTTTACAGATGATTTGGGAGTAGATATAATTAAATATACAACAACAAACCGTATTCCAGAAGTTAAAATGGGCGAGAGTGCGTTGTTAAACATATTCAAGTATCTTATTGACTATGAATACGCTGAAAGTGCGTTAGATACCGATATGTATCTTGCTAGAGGCAAGGTATTACTGCCAGAGCAAATGCATAATCCAACAGATAGCATTTACCAGTCTTATTATTCTGGTTATGATAGTCCTATATACACTAAAATGCCAATGGTTAATACAGAAGAACAAAAGCCAATCGTTATTCAATTTGATTTAAGACCAGAAGAGTGGGTTAAAACAAGAAATAACACAGTAGAAAAGATAGCTTTCCAGATTGGTATATCAGGTAGTGATTTAGCTTCATTCTTGAAAGATGCAAGTGGCGGTTCTAAAACAGCTACTCAAATCGCAAGTGAGAGTCAAAAGACAGTATCTTATATATATGATAAAAGAGATATATTTAAAAATGCTTTCATGCCATTTATTAAAAGATGGAAAGAGTTTTATAGTCAACCTGATGAAATAACATTAAAATTCAGTTCTCAAAATATGGTTAATAAACTTGTATCACTTGAAGAATTGAGAGTTTATAAAGAATTAGGTATGTCAACAGAAGATTTATTCAAATTAATTAATCCTGATAAAGACGATAACCAAATTAAAGAAATGGTTGATAGAAAGTTTGCTGAACAAAAGGCAATAGCTTTAATGACGGCACAAGTAGATATTCAAGCGTTTAATGATAGTCTAATTAAGCCTAATGGTAGAAAATCAGGAGATGGAATCATAGAAACTACAGAAACTACAGAACCAGAAGATAAAGAAGAAGTAATTATAAAGGAATAATGTATGAAACTCATAAATAAAGTAAAATTAAGAGAAGAATACTTTAACGGTTATATAAATTTACAATATAAACATAAAGATAATAAAGACAATTATGTGTTATTGGTCTTGCTATCAATATATTTTATGGAGTATTTATCTAATGGGGTATCCTACCAAATCGGATCAAACTCTTTATTTATAACTAAGATTCAAAATATCGAAAATTCAAAAGTAGTTTTAAAAGCCGTCGATGATGCAATTATGGGAAAGGGAAAGTTAGTAAAATATGTTGCTGATTTCAAAGAAACTAACCAAATAACATTATCCTATCTCGCCTCTATTATACCACAAAAAGAGCCAAATATCAAGGCTTACAAGGACTTAGAGTACATTGAGGAAATGAAAGATAGGACAGATTTAATTGAAACTAACAACAAGATAAGTTTACACATAAATAGTACAACATTGAGAAAGACAAAAAAGCAATGGAATACGCAACGAGATAGAAAAGTTAGAAAGACAATATTTCATCAAGGAATAGATAGACAAGTAGTTGATATTCATAATCAATTCAAGGTTGGAAGCGCTAAAGCGTTATATCCAGCAGACAGCAGTTTACCACCGTATGAGAGGTTTAATTGTCGTTGCTATCTTACCTACTATTAGTGAACAAAGGCTTTACAGCCTAAAAATATACAAGTTTTTACGAAAGTAATCAACCGATTACTAGGTGAAACGTGCTAAAGCATAAGTAACTTAGAATCTAGTCCGTTGCTTATAAGTAGTTAAAGGAGTGAAATTATGTTCAAATTTTTAAAAAAGAAAAAGGGGAATAATATGGAGTTGACACCAGAAGAAATTTTAGAACAAGAAAGACTAGCTAAAGAAAAGCTAGATGCAGAAAATGAAGCAAAAAGACTAGAAGAGGAAAGATTAGCCTCCGAAAAGGAAGAAGCAGATAGGTTAGCGGCTGAAAAGTTGTCCGCAGAGAAAGAAAAAGCGGAAAAAGAGAGAATAGAAGCTGAAAGACTAGAAGCAGAAAGAATTGCTAAAGAAGAATCTGATAAGTTTAATGCCAAATTTGATGAAAAAATTAAATCAGTAGATGAAAAATACACAAAATTGCTGGAAGAAAAAGATAAAAAGCTAGTTGAATTTCAAGAAAAGATTGAAGAACTAGAAAAGAAGATGCCTAATGGTAGTATTCAACAAAAAATTAGGACTAAAGACACTGTTCCAGACAAAGAATTAAAACGAAAAAAATTAGTAAGCGGTTTTTATAACCAAAAATAAAATCACAAAGGAGTGAAAAACTATGGCTTTTGCAACATTTACAGGAGTTAATGATACGGCTCTTCATGTAGCGGTATCGGAATGGATTATAGAAAGATTGATTCAAGACCAAATATACAGAGATGGTCTAGGTATTACAGAAATTACAATTAAAGATATGGGTGCCGGTGGAGTCCGTGTACCAAAGGTTAAACCATCAACTGGTAAATGGAGAAAATTAGGAGCAACTAATAACGGTGGTTGGTTTGATGATACAGCTATCACAGCTATTGGTTTAGATGAAGAATTTATTGAGTTCTTATTCCAATATGACCAAGCAGAAGATGTACCAGTATCTCAACAAAAATTATCACTTGGCGGAGTATCAAGCGTTCAAGTTAGAGCTAGAGAAATCGGTAAGAATATTACAATCGGTATGAACTCGGCTACAATGGCTACACAAATGGTTGCTGTTATTAATGCTGTTATTACAGCCGGAGCAGAAACAGACAAAATTTTAACTTATGACCCAACTACTGATGGCGAAGCATTAACATATATGTTAGCTGGTAGTGAATTACTTAATGATGGAGATGGCGTTTATCACGCTTATTATCCTCAAAGTGGTAGAATATGGATTTTAAGACCATCAGTATTTACAGACCTTCGTAAAAAAGGTTCAGTAATCGTTGGTGGGTCAAACTTTGCGCAAGAAATCTTAGCAAGTGGAGCTATTGATGTTGATGTAGAAACATTACCAGAAATCAATAGAGGATATCGTGGTATGTTAGATGGTATTCCAGTATTTATGGCATCAAGTCAATTATGGACAGAAGCAGAAAAATGGATGGGTCAATCAGCAGGTTACTTACATAATATAGCCGGTATCTTATGTTCTCATATTGCAACAGGTAGAGGGCAAGCTTTCCCAGACCAAACTAAAGTAATTGATAGTCCAGTAGGTCAAGGGTTAAGAATCCAACCATTATCTAACTTTGGAACAAAAGTATTTTTCGAGGGTGGTATTAAATTACTAGCTAGCGGAACTTTCCAAGAAGGTTCAGTTCCTCTTGAAATTTTACCAGAAGGTTCAGATGATACGGTAGCGACTACAGCAGTAGTTATTACAGGGCTTGAAACTGTAGCAGTTGGGGCAGATATTACAATGACCGCAACCGTTGCGCCAAGTTTAGATGGTTCAAAATATGCAGTAATGTGGAGTTCAGCAGATGAGACTAAATTCACAGTTGGAACTACTTACGGTTTCACAACCGTTTCAACTTGTGTAGTTACTGGTGTTGCAGCAGATGCAGGAACAGTATTAACGGCTCAAATAATGGCTATTACTTATCCATTAGGAGTTAAAACTTACACAGCATTATCAACACCACAAACAGACACAGTATCAATCGCAACGACTGAATAACAATAAATAATTTAAATGGTGGCGTAATGGCAATGTTATTGCCACCTTTTCTATAAAGTGTGTAAGACTTAATAATGGTGTGAATCCATTACACTTTACTAAAAAATAAAGGGGTGCATTAAATGGAAAAAGTTAGAGAATTTACAGAAGATGAAAAAAAGGTTTATAATAAGTTTGATGAATTATTATCAAGTGATCCGTATGATTTAGAAACCGAAGAAGGCGTTGAGTTATACGAAACAACATTAAGAGCAAATGAATTTTATTCAAAAATGCTTGAAAAATACTTGAAGTCAAACATAGTAATTCAGTTTAATCTAATTCAACACATTAAAGCAAATGCTAAGAACTTCAAAGACTTAGCAGATATGCAAAAGTTTGTATGGAATATCATTGAAACACTTAATGATAAGTTACTTGCCGAAACAATAACAGATATTGAAAAAAAGGAATTGAATGTAGCAAACAGATTTTATAAGAAAGTAGTTTTAGGAAAAGGTAAAATGTATGACATTACTAAAAACTTAAAATTTGAATATGATGATGAAACAATAGACTTTGAACCGATAGTATTAGCAACAGAAGATAAAGAATAAAAATAAAAAGGTGGTGTCGATATGGCGATTTTAGATACAGCACAAATGAAATACAATTATACTAGACATAAGTATGTATTAGAAATGGAATATCTTAAAAATGACTTTGGAATTGATATGGTTGAAGAAACTGGTAGTGTCACTAAAGGCAAAGATAAACTATATCAAACTGCTAGAACTATATATAATTGGATTTACGCACACACTAATTATAGAAAGCAAATGGAGTATTGGCTTGCTTTTGATGAAGATTTAAGGCCTATTATTCAAGAAGCTTTAGAAGAACAAATAAGATTTGAAATAGAAGTTAATGCTGAATTTCTTGCAAAGCAAAGTGGTATTAACCCTCTTAATGGTGTTCAAATTAGTTTAGATAAATTTAGAGGCAAAGCTAGAATATCACCAGATGCGCAAAACATTCTTAGAAATGCTAAATTGCTATATCAAGGACAACGCTTCCTATTGGCTAGAGAAAGCACTTTTGATTATGATGAAATGGGGTACTAATTATGGCTAATATCGGAGCAGGCGAAGTAAGAGTAGCTTATTTAGTTAAAAGTGAAGATATAACACTGGTTGATAGCATGATTAAAGATACCGCAACCATTAGTTATGATGTTATTAAATATACACGCAAGTTTAGATACAGATATCTTAATTCAACGGAAATGACATTTCAACCGTTATCAGGACATTTAAAGGGCAGATACGATAGAGTTATATTTTGTAGCGAAACTGATATTGATTTTAGAGAAAGAGATAAAATACTTTTTAAAGAAGGAAATACATTAAGCATTACAAGGGTATTGCCACAATTACAACATGGGTTCTTTGCTATATCTAAGAAAGCGCCTAATATTTTGGAGCTGTCTTAAAATGGGAATAAACATTACGTCAGATATGCGAACTAGCAAAGGTATTGCAATGGCTATTGCACCGTTTGATAAAGGAAATGTAAGGTATAATGCTATTAAATCAATAAGGACTAATCGTGGGTTCCGTATCGGTTATTCTTTAGAAGATGCTTTTTATATTTATTTCCTTGAAGAAGGAACAAGACATTCAAGGTCAAATGTTGGCTTTATCGGTAATAGAACAGTGCCTACAATAGCGAGTTATTTATACGCTAAATATGCAAGTAATAATAAAAGTAAAGTAAATAGGTTCAGATATGTAGCTAGGAACGTTGAAAACAATATTAATATTTCAGAGCAAAGGAATTTGCAACATCAACAAAGTCTTAAATTAGATGTCAACCAAATAGCTATGAAAAACGGCTGGAAACACGAAGTTGGGTGCGAAATATTTGACCCTGACTTTAAGGAAAGGAGTTTGTAATGTTATATGAATTAATAAGAGCTAGCATTGAAACAAAACTTAATAACAATACAGATAACAAGGTGTTTAGAGTTGGTTCATATTCTCAATTAAATGATAAATCACCTAGTTTTTTATATGATGTTAGAAACGGTTATAGAATAATTGAGACAGCATACATAACAGCTATGGCAGAAATAGATATTGAACATCAAGCATTGCCAAACCAAATAAATGGTAGCGCAACAATTAATGTTTCTTTTTTATTAAATGGAACGGATCAAAGAATAGCTGAAGCAGATTTAAGCACATTAAATCAGTTTATAGCCCAAGTTGTAGGTAATAGTGAGGACTTAACAGACACCAACACATATCATACAGTATGGAGTTGTAGTGGAATCATACCAAATGGCGTTGTAGGTCCGATAAATGGCACTTATTATACCGAAGTTTCAATGAGCGTATATATTGAATTTAGTGATACTAACTATTTTGGTAACAGATACACCTATTTTTTAGGAACTACAACTACTACAACTCAAATATTACCTTATGACGGTTCAATAGATAGAGATAATACAGAAAATTTACCACAAAGAATCACAGAATATGAAGCAAAAGGTGGAAATGAGGAAAGTTTTTGGGGTGGAAAGATAGTTGTTTATGTCAATTCGTTCATAGAAACTAATATTTTAGAAGATATTTCATCAGATACTTACGATTTAACAAAGAAATTCTATTACCAAGAGAAAACAAACGGAGTTACTAAGAATCAATTTTGGGTTCATCTTAAAAATATATCTAAACCTATCTTATTAGGGGAAAAACAATATATAAGTTTTGACATGTTCAAGAGTGATTATGTAGCAGAATAGGGAGGATTTTATGCAAAATTATAATATTGATGTAAATTACAATAATATGCAAAATCAACACGCAAAGACAAGCCCTAAATATGCAACGTCAATCAACAAAAAAACACAAGTAGTTAAACCTGAAAATAAAGGTAAAAGCACTCAAATCAGCTTTAGGAGAGTAGGAACAGCAATTTTAGGAGGAGCAGCAAAAATAAACAGTTATATAGGTTCTCTAACTGAAAATACAGTTACTCAAAGAAAAAGACAATTAGGAATAATTGGTGTTGGATTAGCTTTGGCTTCTATAACAAATCCAGTAAGGGCTATCGGAGCAGGAGCGTTATATGTTGCAAACGCAGGTGTTCAATATCAGATTAAACAATTCAAAGAGAATTTAAACGCAGAATTTATGAAAGATTTAAGTGGCGGAACAGTTAATACAAGGAGGTAGGCAATCATGGTATTTAGTTATACTTTAATCATATATGAAAAAGGCGCAACAACTACAGTTTACCCAGATATGTTAGCCGAAACCTTTAAACTTGATGAAAGTTTAGATAGTGCGGTAATAGCAATACCTAGATTAACAAGAAAATTACCATTTAAAAGATTTTCAAGAATAAGAATATCTAAAAATGATAATCAAGGAAATATAATAACAGCTGATTGGCTAATTTATAGCACTAAGGCTGAAATATCAACTAAATCAGCAGTAGAAGCTAATAGAAGATATAATCACACATTGGCTATGATAGAACCTGCTAAGTGGCTAGAAAAGTTTATTATCGGTACTAAGACATTTACACAACCTTTAGATGGTACTCAAATCACACTTGATGAAGCGATAGAACAAATAATTAAACTAGCGCCATTTGTACCATTAGAATTACAACCTGAAACAAGATTAGTAGAATTAGATAGTACATTTGCTAGCGAAATTGAAGATGATAGATTACCACAATTATTTTTTGAAAAGAAAAATGCACGAGAAATATTTATTGAAATATTTAAGGCTGTAAAAGCAATACCAAGAATGTTTTATGATACAGAAACCACACCGCATTGGAAATTAAAGGGCGATTTCATAAATCAAAAATTATTGAAATTTGTTATTGATTTTGAAGCTATTGATTATATAAGCGAAGCTAGTGGAGATAATTTTGCACAGAAAGCAGAGATGTTCCATGAAAACACAGTTCCTGAAAACTATGACAAAAATACAGCAAACGTATTTGCCAATTCAGTTACTGAATATATTACATTTCGTAGTGATGAAATCATAGTTGGCGAAAGTAATTTTAAGTTAAAACTTGCTCATAAATTACAAAACTTTATTTCACTTGAAATATTCGTTCCAAATTATGGTGCGTTGACTAATCAAGATGTCGATATAACTGATTATTGTTATAATAAATTGATTTATGACACTTTAGAATATGATGATGGAGTTGGTTCAAGAAGCCATGCTGTTTATTGGCAATATGGGAATAACTCACTTGATGGTTTTAATGAAACATTTAATCAATTTGGAACTGGAATAGCTTTAGACAACATACTTGATGATATTGGCTATAGAAACGTAGATAGACCAAACAATAATGGTTATACGTTTAAAGTTACATATGTGCCCCTAATTGAAAATATGAGGTCACAACAATATCGCGTTGATAGAAATAAGTATGATTTAACAGCAGATATGTTTGATAATCTTTCAGCAATTCAGTTGAATCCAAAAGAGAGAATTAATGACTTGTACGATTTAACAGGTAATGTATATGGACAAATGCAAAGGATTGGTGTTGATACCGTTTCTTTTAGTAGAAAGCATTATAACATTGGTGCATATGATCCGGACACGAACACAGGCGGTATTTATTCTTTAGGTGATTACACAGAAGATAACTTCCTGGTTACTAAGGTTGAGATATTGTATTATCGAGCATTTGCAATAGCAAGATATGAAGTAAGTAGAGATTGGAATAGAATAGCACAATTTATTAGATTAGATAAAGAATATAGACCATATGAAATTTCGCTTACAAAAACAGATTATAATGTAAAAAGAGATATAAACATTCCTTTAAAGTTTGTAGTAATAAGCAACGAAGATTTAGAAGATACTTTAGATACTCAAACAACGCTATTGAAGTATAACTTCTTAAACACGTTTAGGGATTCGCTAGTTACATTAACAGGAATACCTTATAGTGCCGCAGCGTTACAAATAAATTATGAAAATGGTGATGATTTACAAGAAGAAGCAACATACAAGCCTTTAATGGTAATGGCGGAAAAGAACACAATTAAATTTAAGTTGGATTTTGCAGATACTAAATTGGCCGGAAAGAAAGTTGAGATAGAAACAAAAGTTTCGACTACATTACTTAAACAAATTTTAGTTCCTTACACTTTAGAAGATGGAACATTCCAATACGGAAGATTACATTTATTCGATTCCTATTGGGAAAAATTGGGAGAATTTAGTCCGATTTATTCACCAGCAGAATTATTGGCAGCGCAATCTAATAAGTTTCCAGAGATAACATTACATGCTGATGATGATATAAGATTAGTAACTACGGCAATAGGAAATCAATTACTAGAATTTTCAGAAGCCTATGTTTATGCTACTTATGCTGATTTTCCACCAATATCAGAAGCAGTAAATTATAGAAGATATTTAGATTTAGCACAAAGAGACATGTACGAGTTTTCGCCAATTATAGATGATTATGATTTAATAGGTGCAGCTTGGTTTATAGAAAGAAACCCTGATTTTAGCACAAGTGTTTATGAAATTAACAAAGACAAAAGTGAGATATTAGGTGTAGAAATGCCTATTCCAATATTGCCTGCAGAGGATTTAGACGAAACGTTCATTATAGGCGATATGATATCAAGGAAAAACGTGTTGGTAACAGGAATTAATGAAACACTTTATTATCAACCGAGCGCAACAAGATATCAAAAATCTAATACAGAGAGAGTTGCTGTTGACTTCTTAGAAAGAATACCTTTTCAATTACCACTAGGAAGTAGCGAATTAGATGTTCCAAGCATAATATATAATGAAAATAATTATTGTGTAGTTGATGGCTTTGGCAATTTATTCCTTGCTGTCAATCAAGTTAATTTAGATGATACAAAAACAGTTATTAGCACAATATATTTTAATTTCTTAGATGAAAGTTATTTATATTCTACTCCAGATAATTATGAAATATTAAATATTGGATTTAGAGATGCAGATATTATTTATGCGGACATATTGTATCATGACGATATAATTATTGATGATATTGATTTTGTAGATAATGATGTAATAGAAGCTGAATTTATTTTCGTTGATTTCCAAGAAGAATTAGTATCAGTCGCATTTAGAGATAATGATAGGATGGCTACAACATTTAATTTTATAGAGCATGAGATAGAAGTTATATCAGTTGCGTTTAAAGATAGCGATAGAATAACATTAACAACAGAAGAAGTGCTAGATACTATAACACCAACAATAGCATTTACAAATTATACATATTCAGCACCAAATCATCAATTTACATTCTTAATTACTAACAATTCAGATTTAACAGCAGAAATATTTGCTGATACGAATACAACGCCAACAACAAGTCAAGGATTAGTAATATCAACAAGTAGTAAAACAGTGGTATTATCAAATACAACAGGCGATAGCATGACATTATATACAAGAGCAAAAACTACTGATGAAAATTATTCAGTAATAGTAAGTAAAATAGGCTCTGTTTCATAAAATAAAAATAGGAGGCAATAAAAATGGCAAATTTAACAAGCGCAGGAGAAACATATGTTTTAACGTTATTACAAGGCGGTTATAGCGCATCTTATACCGAAGGCTTTGATAGAATTGGTATATACGGTTCTATTGCAAGCGCGGCAGATTCACTAATTGATTCAGTTCAAAGCATTACGTGGGGGTGGACAGCAGGAAACACGAGTATTTATATACTTACCCCATCAAGTTTAATATTTTCGGTTGCTGCAGACACGGTTGTAAAAGGTGTATTCCTGTTCAATTCAACAGAGGGAATAACATACGGAGATGAGCTTTCGCAATATATTCTTGAAAGCCCTCGAAGTTTTACAAACGCTGGCACTGTCGAGATAGCTTCATTAACTTATAACTTTGACCGTATTTAAGGAGTGATAATATGAAAAATAGATTAAATGATAAAATAAAAATAAAATTAGTGTTCAAAGAAGATAAAAAAGAACCAAAAAAAATAAAAAAGAAAAGGTGATATTATGAAAAAGTTAAATATTACTAAGATAGTTAAAGGAATTATATTTGTAGCGATTGGCGTAGTTTTTCTATTCGTCAGTTTCTACAACATTGTTCCAACAACCATTATATTAAATGAAGGTTTTGAAAACACGAATGTCGGCTTTACTGATGTTTTGATTTATCTTGACTTACAAGATTATTGGAATGAGTTTTTCAAACCAAACATTATAAACTTTGTTCTTAGTGGTTTATTCATATTACTTGGTTTAATAGAATTTAAGGAGGCGTTTACAGATGGCAGTTAGTCAATATGCTTTTTACAAATACGATAGCGATAGAAAGCTAATCGAAACAGGCACTTTAACATATAGTGCCGTAACAGATAAATATACATATGTAGATGAAGTACCTAACATTAATCAAGGTGAGGTAGGAAACACACAAATAATTATAGCTATGCCAGACGATTCATATGGCGCTGCTTATTTTCCGTTTGTAACTATTGTTTCTCCACAGAATTGGGTGTCAGGACTTTTGGCAGCAGAGAAAGAAGATATAATTATTATTGAATCTACCGTTGAAACAACTTATCAAGTTGCTAAATTAACATTAGGGTTAATAGGGCAAACAAGATTTGCTGGTATTTATGGCTTTGTATTAGGTTGGATTGGTGATGGCGAATATATTACTTTAGATGGAACTTCTTATGTTGTAGATGATGGTGTCAATGATTATGACAATATCGAAGCTGATGTTTATGCTGAAATTTACGCAGCAGTAGAAGCAACTTTCGCAGGATATGCAGATAGATTAATAGATATGGAGGCTTACTTACTAGCTACTTTTGGTTATATAGCCGGCCAAACAAGCGCTTTATCTATGCTTTTCAATACGGCGACAACAGTTGAGCAAGCTGATTTAGCAATAGGAGAAATGCGATTCAGCGATGATGCAGAAACGCTTGAAGTTAGAATAAGCGAAAATGTAGTATTACAAATAGGGCAAGAGCAAGTTTATCCGACATTAAATAAATCTGGAAGTGATATAGCGAACGGAGTACCAGTTTATGTATCTGGAGAATTAGGAAATAGCGGTAAAGCTCTTATCACACCGGCTGGAAATGGCAGTTATGTAAATGCAACAGCAATACTCGGTGTTACAACAGAAACTATTGCAGATAACGCTATGGGTAAAGTTTGTATTGGTGGCTTAGTTCATGAATTAGATTTAAGCTCATTCAGTATAGGCGATTGGTTGTATTTAGACACAGTGGCTGGTACACTTACAGCAACTAAACCAGTACCAAGTGCAACAGTTAAAGCAATAGTCGAAGTTGGGATTGTATTAGATAACGATGCAACAGATGGTATATTGTTAGTTGCGCCAAGAGTTCATTATGATATTACAGATTTAAGTGGTGTTAAAATAACAAGCATAGCAACAAATGATATCTTGATCCGTACGGCAGATGGAATATTTGAGAATATAACAAAAACAGCTTTCTTAGCAACATTACAAGCGGAAGTTGATTTAAAAGAATTGGCATCGAACAAGAAAACAGATCTATCAAGCGATAGTGATATGTTCTATCCGACGGTGAAAGCAATAAATACAGCTTTAGTTGGTTTGAAAAGACTTAAAGGTGATTTTGGTGCAGTAATTGGCACAGATTTACCAGCAAGCCCTGAAAATGGTTGGACTTATCGTTGTGATAGCGATGCTTATACATCAGTTGAAGCTAGCTTAACATTCAATACAAACGATACAGCAACTTGGTGGGACGATATTAGCCTTTGGGTTAAAAATGACGCTAGCGATGCTGTAACAAGTGTTAATACTAGAACAGGTGCAGTAGTAGGTTTAGAAGAAGCGAGCAATAAGAAAACAGATTTAGTAGATGATAGCGATATATTTTATGTTTCACAAAAAGCTATTAATACGGGGTTAGACTTAAAAGTTGACAAGGTAACAGGTTCTAGCTTAGTAACAAATGTAGAAATAGCACACCTTGAAGCACTAGACACACAAGCGGAATTGGACGCTAAATTTTTACTAAAAGCTGATAATGCAGATTTACTTATCACCAAAGCAAAAGTAGTAGAAATAGAAAAGCAACAAAAATTAACGAATGTTACGTTAGCAAATCTGAACCCAAATCAGGAAAGCAAAGTAGAGTTGACAATACAAGACAAGGTAAGCATATTACCAGTAACCGTAGTAGAAAGACCTGCGGAGCTAGTCACCTTAAAAGGGTTGAGCTTATACCAAAGCGTATTGAATGGCGATTTTGATGGTGATATAACTAACTGGTCAGCATTATTAGGAGTAAATGGTGTATATGATAGTGGCTCAATTAAACTTGAAGCAACCGCTAGTGTAGTTACAACATATCAAGAGATTGTTGGAGTTAGTGGTGAAGTTTGGCTTATTAAAGGCGAGTTGACTAAGAATAGTGGTACACAAGCAAGTTTTTATGTATTACCACAAGGGGCAACAAGTGGTGTAATTGGAACTTTAGTAAGTGCAACAGAGTTTGACGCTTTAAGCGACGGTGAAATGATTTCAGTATCAACTTTAGTAACCTTAACAAATGATGGGTTTAGAATAGTTTGCGGTAGAACAGGCGCACAAACTTATTCACTTAATTTAGATAACGTAAGAGCATATAAAATTAGTGATAGTCCATACCCAACAGAAACAGCCGACCAATGGAGCGACAGAATAGGTTCATTATATTGGGAAGGCACACAAGACATAACCAACCCTAAGATGTTGAGCGTTGGGAAGAACTTGTTTGATGGCGAATTAGAAATTGGTACAATATCAACAACAACAGGAGATGATGCAACAGATGCTACAAGTGTTAGAAGTATAAATTATATAACAGTTAAACCTAGCACAGATTACATAATGGACGAAGTTTCATCATCAACTAGAATTTATGAATATGATATAAACCAAAACTTTATACAACAATTAGGAGTAGGTAATACAATAACAACATCTTCTCAAACTGTATATTTAAGATTTAAAGTAACAGGAATTGCGGTAGATGCAGAAGTGCAACTCGAAGAAGGCACAACAGCAACAACATACACAGCCTACAATTCAAGCGAGTACACAATCCTTGACACATTCCGTTCAGTTGGCACAGCACAAGACGAGGCTAAATACATTGACAACGTGCTGAATAAAGAAGCGTGGGTCAATACCGTTGCAGTAGTTGGAGTTGTTTCAGTTGATACGACTAATTATCCACTAGCAAAAGACGGTGGCGCATTTACAAACTACCTTACAGCAGGTGGAAGTGAAAGCGGTGTAATCGGTACAGATAGCACGACAGCGAGTGGAACGCTTTATTATGAAGTAGCGTTAGCGGTTAAATCGCAACCTCAAGCGATAAACGATTACATACTTACAGCACCTAGAGGTAGTTTAATATTTGATGACAGCCTTGATGATATTGGTATTTACGATAGCGGAATTACACTAGCGACTGCATATGCAAATAGTCCGATAGACACGCTTGTCGAGATTGGAAAATATGATGAATCAGCCGAAGTATGGGTTATGTTAGATATTGCAGACGCAACAGTCGCCAGTGGCGGTTTATCGTTCACTCACACAGGAATCAGCGATGATGATATTGTGTATTTCAAATACATTAGAACAAACCCTAACTTCATATCGAATTTGACACTTAATTATTACGACAGCAGATACGTTATGATAGACACGGTAACAAGCACAGTTTACAACTTAACGTGGAGTGTTGTTGATGGAGTTTTAACTTCAATTTTAACGGAGGTAGTATAATGGATAAGTTTATTAATATATTTTACAAAAAGGTAAAAAATAGGGAAATGGCGCTTGAAAAAGTGCCTACTCCTTATCGTGAAGAAGTAGAGAAATTATTAAGCGAGGTGAAGTAATATGGCAGATGGCGGATATCCGGTAGCAAATCAAGAAGATATAAACAACATGAATGTAGGCCAAATGGAAGATTTGCATTTGATTCAAAGCGCAAGACCTCAAAATCCAGTAACTTTAAAGCCTGATTTTGATTACACTAACATTGGATATTTATTTCCACAGAATGACGCAACAGAAAAACTTATTGTAAGAGGACAATTAAAACATTCTTGGAATATAGGGACATTCATTTTTCCTCATATTCACGTTGTATTAGAGCAAGCAGGTTCACCTGTTTTCAAATTTGATTACAAGATTTATGACCCTAACAATGATGATGTACCAACCGTTTACGGGACATACACGATGGACACAATATCATTCACTTGGGCTAGTGGCAGTAAGTCGGCTATGGTTTACAACACAACAGGAATCACTTGCACCGGTTTGACTGAAAGCACAATAATCAAAGGCTTTATTTATCGAGATGATAACTCGTATGGTGCTGATATTTTAGTTGATGATATAGATATACATTATTATTCTTCAAAGTTTGGCAAAGATATCTAATGAAAATAATTAAGAAAATATGGCATAAGTTTTGGTCGTGGTTAAAACCTTATTTCACGCCAAAAATGATACCCATAATTATAACAGTATATTTTTTCACTAATATAGTATGGTACGTTATTGCTTTTGTACCTATTGAATTTATAGCAAATTGGTTAAGTGATTTTGCTAAGGGATATATAGCTTTCTTATGGCTTCCTTTTTCAGCAGAGAAACCAGTTATAATATTAGTGTCAGTATTTTTATACAGAATTATTTATAAAGAAAAATTTATAAAAAAGGGAGTGTTAGAGCATGAAAGTAGCACAGAAACAACAAAATGCAAAGAATTGGAGTAAGGGCTTAAACAAATTAAATGAGGCGCAGGCAGGACAAGTAGCTGTTACCTACAAAGACAACGACGGCAAGAAAAGAACCGGCTACATGGCAATTACAGACCTCTCGTTGCTAGTTGGAGACAAAGAGATAACATTAGGCGCTTTATTAACAGAAATGCTTAACTTAAATGTCGAAACTCTTAATAAAGTTAAGACAATCGCACAAGGGGTTGCAAGTTCTGGAAACGATTTATTGATAGTTAAAGAGAATGAAGAGGGCTTTATTAACCAAATTGTGGAATTTAATAGCAAAATTGATTTAGTGATAGCAAAACAAGCGATACCGATTGATTACAATAAGGGGTATTATTATGTAAAAGATGGGCTTATCGTGTTTGATGAAAATAAAAAGCTGGAAATTTATCCAGACTTTGTATAGGGAGTGATGAATATGTTTATAGCAATTAGTGATTTTTGGACTAACATAGCGTTAGGGCTAGAGCAACTGTGGCAGAATATTAGCGGATTAGATTGGGTTGAGATTTCAACTAAAATAAAGAATTGGACTTTAAGCGGTACTGGTTTCGCTGTTGTGGGGTTATTCCTTAAGTTTGGAGTGCCTTATTTTAAAAGCAACAAACAACTTGCGTTGATTGGCAAACTGATCGAGAGAACCGCATCTGCTGAAAAAGAGCAACAAACAGTTGGCAACATACTCATAGATTACATTTCATTACAAAGTGAAACAAACGAAATGAGTAAGACTTTAAGTAAAGAGCAAAAAGATAAGTTTACTGATTTAGCTAACGCCTTAAAGGTTATGAAAGATGAACGTATGAAATCTATTGGAGCTGATATCGAAGAAATGGTTGAAGATAACGTAATCACGGCAGAAGAAGCTGTTGAATTAACAAAAAACATTCCAGTTATTGAAACAGCACTCGGAACCAAAATCAGCGATATAGGCAAGTGATATTATGACTAATACATTAAAGAGTAAAATCTTAGGAGTTGCGATTATATTGTTTGCTATTTTCGTGCCATTGTTTGTAATATTCACATATTATGTAAGCCTTGAAACAACTACAAGCACAATGACAATCAGCATTATAGGAATATTCTTAGCGGTTGGTGTTTTCTTTGGCTTTATCAAGTTACTTAAAAGAAGAATTAAAATCAAGGAAAAGATGGGCTTTAAAGTTTCGCCTTACTTGATATTGATTTCTGTTAGCCTTATGCCTGTTATTGGTGTAATCTTATTCACTTTGTTTTTAAAGTCTATACAAGGCTCGATAGACACTTTAGTTTATGTTATGAAAATCATTAGCATATGTGAAGTTATAGCGTTTGGATTAAAATTTTGGCAATTACATTTTGACATTAAAGTGTTGGCTGATACAACCCCTTTACCAAGCGCATAATAAAAAGAGGACTCAATTACGAGTCCTTTTTCTTTTAGCCTAAAATGAGTTCTTGTACTAACTTGATTACTTTCTTGTACTTGTTGATAGCTTCTTTGTCGAGATTAAATGTGTTAAGAAGTAAATCTATAACATCAATCAATTCCTTAGCTTTTTCTTCAGCTAAACTTCCTAATTGTGATAAATTTTCTTCTAATGCTGTTGTTATTTCTGTAATATTTGCCATTCTATTTCTCCTCTTTCATAATTATAGTTTCTATTTGTTTTTCAATGAATTCTTTTGTTACAAGTTCAAAATCTCTGTATGGCTTTTTTACTCTTGCCACTCTCTGCGTTTTGAATTTTTCTTTCTCAACCACATAGTTTATCCACTTTAGTTTTGAGAACATTTTTTGATATTCTCTGTAGATATCTTTTTCTGTTTTTACCGTTTCTGTCTTTCTCATAAACTTTCTAAGCGTATAAAGAAAATCGAAACTTTCTAGCATATCCTTTCTAGCCCAAAATGTAATATATTTTGGTATTGCAACTTCTTTGAATGTATCAACCTCTACCATATACGAAACACATATCGTAGGTTTCATATCATATGCGTAGATATTAATATTCTTGCGTTCCTCCCTTTCTTTTTTAACTTGTTCTCTTGCTTCAACTTGCATATCTAGGTAATCGTTTGGGTAGGCTAGGTCTTTGTCTGGTTTAGTCATCATAATCCTCTAATGCTTGCACCATTACAATTCTGTGTGCTATTAGTAAATCATAATAGGATTGTTCTTCTTCTGTAAATGTTTCTTGTTCTTCATACAACATAACAGTTAAATCTATCATTGCAATAGTGTTTAATATAATCTGTTCATCTTGTGATATTTCTAATGATTCTAACATTTCTGCATTTCTTTCACCAAATAGCCTATCATACTCATTAAACCAATAGTTTAAATTTGTTTGTAGTTCTTCATCAGTAATATAACTATCTAATTCATCACATACTTTTATACCGCCTTCTATTCTACAATTAGAATAAAGTTTACCATCATCAGTAATTACATAAAAATCCATTAAAGCTTGATTAAGTTCTGTATTACGGTCTTCTAAAATCACCAACCTTCGTTCTAATAAGTCATAATCTTCTTGACTTACACCATGACTAACCACATTTATGTTATCAGGTTCACCGCACCCCACCAAACTAATCATCAAGACTAGCATTATTGCTATTAGTATCTTTTTCATTTATTCCTCCTTTTTATTTCCATATAATCCTTTTTCTAATCCCCAGACTTTGAACTCGTTTTTAATGCTAACTCTTGAATCTAAGTTAAACACATCAACATCAACATAAAATGTTTCAGCATAAACTAGAGCCATAACCACGTTAGCAAGCAACAACATCATTCTGAATACAAACAGAAACCAAGCGTCTTTCGTGAATTGGCTCATTGCCAAGTCTGTTGTAAATGCTGTGATAAACACCGTGATAAGCAACATAACTAATCGCATAGGCATTGTGTCTTTAGCATATTTACCTTTTGGATTTGTTTTAGACTTCGCTTGTCCTTTAAACAAGTGGCCTGTTTCAATGAATTGGCTGTCTATCTTATCGTAATCATGATTCATCTTGCTTAAATTCTGTGCAATCCACTCATCTGTAAGTTGCTCTTCTAATTCCTTTTTAATAATTAGGTAATGACAATCTTGTTTTCTCTTGTCAATGTCAGCTTCAATATCTAGTAATTCGCCCTCTGCTAAATGTTCTCTTTGGAAATCAGTAATACCAAGAGCCTCAATTTCAATGTCTTTGTCCTTAGCGTTGTTTCTCAACTTAGTCAAAGCGTTTTGAACGAGTATAATCCAAGCCTCTTTTTTCTTTTCTTCGTTTCTAAAATTGATAAAATCTTTCTTGTTATTATACCATTCCGTTGTGTTTGTAACGGCTTTAATATCATCTTCCTTATCTTCTTTGATTTCAATGTTTTCTTTGTTTCTTCTCATTGATTTAAGATACGAAACCCACACACTCCAATGTGCCATAATGTAAATGATAACAAGCGTAATACTTGTGATTAAGAAATTCCAACTCCAGATATAATCCCAATCGAAATCAAAAGCTATTAAAGTAATTAAACCAATCGCAATAACGGCTGATATATCAATTAAAATGTAAGGTAAGTAAGCAAGTGCGGTACTCATTCCTTTTTTTATTTTGCCAACTTCTTGCCTGCCTTTATTAACTCGTTCTTTTACATTTTTTTCTTTTGCCATTTTACACTCCCTTAATCTGCTTAATAATCATCTCACATAATTCTAAGAAATCATCAAGTTCCTCAATTTTTTCTGCTGAACGATACACGCTTCTTTGAAACGCACTAAAGCTAATCTGTGTCAATTCCTCACTACAATAATTAAAATGTGCATTGTGCATCAATTCTAGCGTTGTTAATCCATTTTTCTTAATCTGTGTATATGTATGCAACACGTATGAGAACCTCACATCGCTAGTCGCCATATCTAAGTAATGCTTTGCTTCTAAATGCTCTTGTATTAAATCAAGTTTTCTCATTTTAACTCCTCTCTTAATCTGTAAAACAATAATGCGAAAATCATTTGTGGACTAAATTCTTTTGAAGAAAAATTGAATGAAGTACCGTAACGGTGTCTAAAAGTTGATAAAGAAACAATGAATGATTTTTTTATATAATTAGTATCATAATTACCCCTCATAATATCGTCTAAACTTCCTTTTTCTATTACAAAGTCCATTTTGCCATCACTTCGCCACATTTCTTCTTCTAAATTTGTCCTACCTTTAGTGAAATTGCCACTTAATTCTTCTAAATGTGCTTTTCTTTCTACAGCATAATCAGGAATTAAATCGTATGGAAACCCATATTCATCATTTTTGCACAACATTATTTGATAGTCACCAAAATCAAGCGTTCTTAACTTCCATTTTATCTCTTTTTTATCGAGATAGTCGAGAATATGTTGATTTTGTTGCTCTCTTGTGTCAACTAATATTATTATGTTCGACAAGATATGCTTGTCTATTATGTTTTGACTAAATGCTAATTTAAGCATGGAATCACTCCTATTCTTTTTGTTCTACTATTTCAATATTTCTCGTGAACTTAACTACTTCAAGCGTTGGTGGCAGTATGATTACTTGACAGCCTAACTTTTTGCTATAATGTGTTTGCATTTCCTCAATTTCTATCATAGGCAAATATTGATTAGTTTTGAAAATAATTGTATCTTCTAGTTGTAAATTTTTAATCACACAATCTTCTATTGTTTTTTCTTTTTCAGTTATCTCTAATATCACACCATAGCCATCATATAAATTAATTGGATTTTTATAACTTTGGCTTGTTTTACATTTATATATGTAATTACCTTTTTTAATAAAGAGTATTTCCTCGCTATGCAATTTTGTATCACTTGTAAAATGTATTATATCTTCAAATACTTTAATATTTGTATATTCCATTTTTTCTATCCCTCCACCTTCTCGTATTCTAAACCATTTGATACCATAAATTCCTTTAACGCTTTTAGCTTTGTCCTTGTTGCCGTTACCTTTAACAAATACACGAGTTTCGTTGTGTCTTGTGCTTCTTCAACTGAAAAATAAGGATCGGTTACAATAGTTTCTATTTCTAAAATTTCATCTCCAGCTTTGTTTTCTTGGTCTTGAATCAGTTTGTAATCTTCGGCTATTTTATCCACAATCACTTGTACTTCTGTTTTTTCACTAAGTAATTGCAAGTATTTGTTGTGATTTAAGCTATAACCTTTACAAGTCGTTTTAATTAACAAGCAATTATTCTGAAAAATGGTCTTTTGTGCTTCTAAATTTGCAAATATATCAACTAATTTAGCGCCTTTATTAAGCCATTTGTCATCAAACACCATGTAATTAACCCATAAACCACTTTGAATAATAGACATTCTCTTTTCGTGTTTCTCTTTTTCATTAAATGTATCTAGCTGATTCTTAATTGACTTTGATAAATCCGTTATATTTCCCACCAAAATCTTAATCTTACTCTCAAATGGCGTCAATGTTGCTTTGATTTCTTTTGTAACTGCTATTTTCTTATCATTTATCGCCTTTGATAACTTATTCAACTTAGCGGTTAATTCCTTTGCTGTTTTAACATCATTTTCTTTTACAACAAACCCACTATATTGCTGTGTAAGTTTATCAATATCGCTTTCTAATTCTGTTAAATTATATGTAACGGTTGGTAACGTGTATTTTACTTCTAACTCTTTGAGTTTTGTTATTTCGTTCATTTAGTCCTCCTTAGTTTTCCTTGTCTTTGTTGCTAACTTGTATTGATGTATGCGGATAATCTCGTTTTCTAATTCTCGCTCATATTCTTCGTTTATGGAAATAACTACCCATATGCGGGCTATTCTTTTTGTGATTTCTTTGTAAACTTTTTTGTTATACCTAAACATTTGTCGCGTTGCTGTTAATGTATCAATATCTGATGTTGACGACTTAATATCTTGCTCATTTTCTTTTATAGCTTTCAACACTTCTTTAATCTTTCTCATTTGTTGCCTCCTATTTTTTTACAGTTCCTATTTCTAAAATATATCACATTCACAAACCTTAATTGCCTTACAAATTGCTTTTTGCGTGTATTCGTTTAACTGTGCCAAATTCTTTATCTGTTCAATTTTTGATATCTTGCTAATATTCAGCAACATATGCGATAAAATGCTCTCTGTGCTTAATTTTGAGTGCTTAGAGGCTATTTCCTTGCTTATGTTGCTCTTTATGTCTGCAATCCTCTTTTTAATAACGGAATTATGATGCTTGGCCTTGATTGTTTCTAATGCTATAATTTCATAGCTTGATATCGTGTCACTTAAATATGCCATTGCGATTTCTAATGTATCGGATTCGTTTATCTTGTCTATTCGCTCTTCAAGCGTTAAGTTTATTGGCTTAATAGATATAATACCTTCTAATTCAAATTCATTGGTATTTATTTTAATGAGCTTTTTAGTGACTTCATAGTCGTATTTCTTGTTTATTTTTGTTATAAATTCACCGAAATTTTCATCAAATACCTTAATTTGAATATCCGTATCATTGAATCTGCTTAACAGCTCTTTTGCTTTATTAGCTTGCTCGGCTATCGTTCTCATTATAACCCCTCGTAGAATCTGCCTATTAGCGTGATTAGGTGTGGTGGTAAAAAACAATTTATTACATATCTATTTGTTGGAATATAACTAACAATTCTTTTTTCATCTAAATAAAATCCTGTATTTTCATTATCATATGTAACCAAATATTTTTTCTCAAACCACTCACTCAAAGCCTCACCACTATCAACGCTCAAACTTGCGGATTGGATTTGGTCTAATTTATCTGATTGTGATTTAAAATAATAATATTCTTTTTTTTCAACCACTATTTCATCAATAGCCACATCTATTTTTCTTGTTTGTTTATTGTAATATGTGCCTTTACTCATCTTGAGCCTCCTTTAATAGATATTCTAATTCTGTTTCATCAAGTATTGTTAGATTGTTTTTTTCATCAATTTCTATTGAATTAACAAACTTTTTATATCTCTCTAATTCTTTTTCTAGTATCATTGTTTTTTGAGCGCTTTCTAAACAATATAAATGATATTCATTATCTAAATTTCTAATATAATTTTGTTTATTTATTATATCAGTTAAAATGTAATCATATGCCTTTTTCTTATCATTGTTTTTAGTTCTTTTAAGAACGCCACAATATTTATTAAATTCATTAGTTAATCCCATTAAAGCCCAACTTATCATTAAGTTAATATCTCTGTGTTTAATGATATATATTTCTTTACCGTATGGAGCAATTATTCCTTCTATCTCTTTACTCATCTAGCTACCCCCTTATTTTCTAGCTCGCCACCGCATTCGCATTTAGTTGCGTGCGTGTCGGCTGTGTACCTTACTTCTTTGCATTTTTTGCATTTATATTTGTTCATCTTTTCCTCCTAAAATAATCTCTGCTGAGAGCTTGATACCGTGCGCCCAACAAATATTTCATAGTTGTTTGTCAGGAAGCTGTCGTATAATAATTCGCCTATTTTGTAATAACTGTACCTCATGCCCTCTTTGATATCCGCCTCAATGTCGCTAGTCGGCTCGAGGATTATGTACGGTAACGCTTTGCTGTCTGTTTCGATATACAATACCCCTTTGTAATTAAATACGCTGTGGGGCTTGTTGTCTAGTAAGTTAGTTGCTGTCATATATCGAACCTCAGCTGTAAATTACTTAATCTCTTTATCCCAATATCGCAATCTTTCTTTGATAATTCAATTCCTATGCTTCTACGGTCTAATCTTTCTGCAGATAAACATGTTGTAAATGAGCCTGCAGTAAAATCTAGTATTAAATCGCCATTTTTTGTATAAGTTTTAATCAAGTAATCCAATAATTCAAGCGGTTTTTGTGTTGGATGATACTTATCGCCATTGCTATTATCATTATTTACTACCGCTAATTTTATTATATTTTTTGGGTATCGGTCAGTTTGGCCACCACCAGATATACCTAATTTTGTTTTACCCATTGTTTCGCCATCGCTAGTATTTTTTGTAAAAAAATTAACTGGTTTATGTCCTTCGGTTTTTTGAGGATTATATAAACATTGTTTTTTATAAAATACATGAATATTTTCATATATCCTTAATGGTTGTATTTTTGCATTTAAAAACCCTGTGCTTTTGTTTTTCTTCCATATCCAATCATATTTATAATTATAAATATTGCTCGTTCTTAAGTAACTACTGAATGGCTCGTTTCCAAATAATATAATAGGAGTTTTTTCTTTTGTTAACTTATCCAATCGTTCCCACATCTTGTCAAGCGGTATTACTGAATCCCAACTACAAGCTGTCGTTCCATATGGTGGGTCAGCGATAATTGCATCAAACTTTATACCTTGCTCAATTAACTCATCCATAACTTCCAAGCAACCACCATTATATATCGTTGTTAAATCTGTTTTGTAATATGGTTTCATTTCCTCACCTTCCTCATCACGCGCTTTAGAGCAACTATCGCTGTCAAGCCCTTTGCTGTCTTGCCCTTGTAACAGGCTATGTAATGGTTACTTGATTTGCGTGTCATGTATGTTTCCTATTACTTCAATTTGTTCTGGCATTTCCGCTATTCTAACTACATTTTGCCCTTTATAATCTTGAGGCGAAATAATTTCAGCAACAAAACCGGATGAAGCGCCTATGTGGTATTTAATTTCAGCAATTAAATTTCCTTTTGCTTGTCTTACTCTATCTCCATCGTAAATATCTATGCCGTTCTTGTCTTTGAGGCCTGTGTATTGTTCCATAACATAATCGGTTAATGGACACGTTATTGTTTGAAGGCACATTTGCACATTTTTTATAATGCCACCATCATAAACAAAATATAAGTTATCACTTTTTAAATATTGATTTAATTCATTGCTCCATACTCTAAACTCTATCTCTCTCACCACTTTATCTCCTTTGCCTTTAATTCTATCATTAGTTGCGTTAGGGCTTCGTGTAAATCACTGTAAACGTGGCCTCTTAATATGCCATCTCCTACTCTATAACCGCCTCTTACAAGCTCTATTGTATAATCTTTATATTTACCGCTAGAGCAAACATATAAGTTAAAATGAACTTCCTCAAACCCAATCCTAGTTATCATTGTGTCGAATGTGGCGGTAAGAAGATTATTATTAACTAAATTGAATAAAATTTCCTTATCATTGATTTCAATATACCAAACAAATTGATTTCCGTTTTCATCTATTCTAAAACTTTTGACAGTTCCATAATTATTATAACTTTTTACCCAAACCCTATCTCCTACTTTGTATTTCATCCCTTTATCTCCTTTGCTCTCGTTTTGCGAACCTCTACCGTTTTTTCTCCGTTGAGTATCTTCTCACACCATTTTGATTTAACGCTCATTAGCAAGCACTTCTCGCCTTTGTAGTAAACGTACATGTATGATTGAGGTGCTTTGGTAACTCCTACTAAACACGGAAATTGTGGTATACCAATTATTCTTTTTAGCTCCCCAAGCTCCATATAAACAGGCTTGATGTTCTTTAGGTGGTAGGCGTAACCGTTTTTACCGTTAAGATATCCCCATATATCCCACCAATCAAGACAAGTTCTTTCTTCTATTTCAATTTCACTAAAGCTCTCAGTTCCAATGAATGGATATCCATCAAAATCATGACTACATTCTAATTCTTCTATCTCACCAACCTCGCATACGGCAACTACTCGACCGTTGAGTGGAAATTCATTTACACCACCACCTATTTGTTCGTTATTAATTCCAACTCCATACTCTATAAAAGTTTCATAACCCCATATAATCGGTTTTGCCTTAGTGCAGTATATAAGTGTTTTCATCTATTCCATCTCCTTAAAAAAATCTTGCAGACTTTCGTTACCATATTGCCCTTGTGTTAAATCAATGATTTCTTGTATTGTAAACTCTGTTTTTTTTGCTATTTCTTTGTTGTTATCTATGAATTG